TTGTGCGCCAAAGTCAGAGTATACGTTACCTCTAGCCTCAACAGCTTCAAAAAATCCTTCAGTACCTTTGGCTGTAGCCGTAATACCTGAATCATAAAAGTCTAGAGTAGCTCCAGTGTTCAATTGCTTGACACCTTCAACCATAGACATTTCCAAATAGTCTTCCCAACGTAGCCTGTTTTCGTGCTCAGACTTTAGATACCATAGGTATCCAGAAGCCCCATTTTCAGAAGTAACTTCAATCCAACCAATCTGAGCAGTATCAGAACCATTAATTGAATAGTGCTCCTTAAGAATAATAGGAGAGTTGGTAAATGTAGCGTAGCTAGGATCTAGCTTTTCGTTAAAGTTACCAGTACCTTTTGCAAATTCAGATCCATAAGCAAGAGCTGTAAACCTTTGTGCATTTGTAATTGCGGGCACACCTCCTAAAGATTTAACCTGGAAGTATTGTCCACTCACGTTTGTTACAATACCCTTAATTACTGCTCCGCTACCGCCTACAGCCGATGTAGCTGAAGATTGAGCTTGGATCATTACTGTTTGTCCTTTACGGAAATTAACAGCAGTTGTTCCTTGAGAAGTAATGCCTAGACTTGTTGGTTGTGCAGTTGGAACAAAAAAGTTACCAACATTACCACCTGTTGTTACAGCACTGGCTGTGCCCGGGGTTGTTCCAGAAGTTGGCATTGTGCCAGCATCACTAATATAAACAATATTTGCATATCGTGTGTGCAATCTACCTTGCTCAGTCCAAATAATTTGGTCTGAAGTAGACGGCATCTCCGCTGATACCATACGAAGGAAAGAGCCTATAGATCTGTTTCCATATCTTTCAACTTCTTGTTCGTATACATCAGGTAAAAATTGTTGCGCCCACTGATTAAATGAGCTATCTGTAAAATCAATATAATTACCAGTATAAAGAGCTTTGCTTTGAGTTGGTTGCAAAGCTGCTGGTATTCCACTTGTAAAAGCCATTTTTTAAATTTTAAAAATTATTTATTCCATTTTATGCGCAACCTATTTGAGGAATCATTTTCAACAACTCTAACTTTACTATTTGGGTTTTGCGCAGCAGAATTGTCGCTGCGGGGGCTCATATCAATATTTTTAGATTTTTTTACTGTTTCTTTTATAGCATCGGCACGGCCTTGCTCGTAAAAGTGGGCTGCTAATTTATCAGCATTCCTTCCAGCAAATAAAGCTTTATGATAATCGCCAACTTTTTCCATTTCACCTTCTTTATTTAAATAAGGCTTAATAAAATTGTCAATTGTTGATTGAGCTGTTTTTACTCTTTTTGTATCGTCTACTTTGAACCTATATTTTTTCTCTCCAACTTTAAAATCAAAACCTTTGAATTCTTCACTAAAGAAATTATTTGTTCTAGTATCAAATGTATTTTTTAATTTTTCTGCTCTTTCCTGTATTTTAGTTGCTTCGTTATAAAAGTCTTGAGCCTCTTTGTATTCTTCAGGTACTTCATTTTGCTTTCTTAACTTAAGATCTGCATAGTATTTTTCCTTTGAATCATTAAAATGCTTTTGAGCTTTATATAATTCTTCTTTAAATGCTAATTGTTTTGCTTTAATTTCGGAAGGTTCTGCAACCTCTTCATCATAAGCAAAATCTTTTTGCATTAAAAAATTAATATCCTCGTTATTCAAATGAGGTTTATTATTTTTATAATATTCATAAACTAATGTGGTATTATCCATTTTAGAATAGTCTCTATTAAGATTAACATAATCTTCTAAAGTGCCATTCGTATCTTGCATAAACTCTACTAGTTTTTGAACATCTTCTGGGTATTCATTTGTTTGTACAACATCTTGTTCAGCATCTTGTACAATTTCTTGTTCAGATTCTTCTACAATTTCTAACGTTTCTTTTTCTTCTTTTTTTTCACTTTGTTCGGTAAGTTCTTCAATGCTTTCTTGCTTGTTTTCTTCACGAACTTCTTCGCTAGCTTCGGGTTCGTTGCGTACAGATACCTCATCTGTGCTTTGCTTTTCACTGGCATTAGCTTCTTGTGTTGGGGGAGTATCAACATTTACGCGATATACGCCGTCATCTTGAAACCCATAGTTAGAATCTACTTCGCCACTTTCTATTGCCTGTTCAAGCACAGCGGCTTCTTTTTCTTGCGGTGAAGTTTCTTCTTTTACTTCAGCCGCTTTTACTTCAATGTTTTCTTCCATAAGATATAATATAATAGTTTAATTTACTTCGCTTCAAACCTAGATAAGTCAAAACCTCCTAGTACGTCATTACCTTTTGACTCAAATGACTTTTTTGGTTTTTCTGTTTTAGGTGGGCCAGCTATAGAGCTTACTGATATTTTTTTATCAGCAATTCTTTCCTGCGTTTCAGATTGTTTTTCAACTAATTCTTTTTGCGCAGATAATTCTAATTCTTTTAATTTTACATTAAGATCATATTCAAATTGCATGAGCTGCTTTTTTGTTTCAGCTTCAAATTGCATTTTCTTAATATTTAATTCATTTTCAGCGGTAGATATTTGAATAGCAGAATCAGCTTTAACCTGGGCGGCCTGCGATTTTGCATTTTCAATACCAATTTGTGCTTCTCCCTGGGCCTGGGCTTGAGCTACCGAAGCGGCTTGCGCAGCTTGTTGGTCTACAGCTTGTTTCTTTAATCTTCTAAACTTAAGCAACTGATTAGCTAGTTTAATATTCCTAACCTCTCTTATATCAATAGCATCTTCTAAAAATATACTCTGTTGTGACAAAGCCATTTGTATATTAGCTTCTAAAGCTGCTTTTTCGTTTTCATCTGGTTGCAGATCTAAAAATATTCCAAAATCATGCAAATGTAACTTATCTAACTCTCTTAAAGAGCCTACGGAGAATTGCCCCAAACTTGTTATAAACGCATCTCTTGTTGGATGAAATTCTAACACGTCTTTAAATCTTGTTGATATTGCTTCGGCTAAGGTGATAGTAATAAAAAGACTAGAGTCTAATATATGCCTTGTAGCAACATTGCTATTAGCAGCTGCCATTTTTTGTACACCAACTAATGCTTTAGGGTCAGGATCAGAACCATCACGCGCTTCATTAAGCCCTGTAATGTCTCTTATCATTTGTAGGTATTGGTTATATGCACCAATTAATAATTGAACTTGGTTTCCACCTCCACCCGGTAACTCTTGAATAGGCACTTTACCTGGGTTAGGATCACCTTCTACGGTTAAAGATCTGCCTATAATAGACCCAGTTTGAAAATACATGTTTAAAGCCTCCTGAGGATTATAACTTGTACCATTGCCTAAATCAATTTCAGCAAGCCCGTCCGCGTCTATATAAACTCCTGAAGGAGTCATTCTTTGTATTGCTTGCTGCAGCTTTAAATGTGTTAGCTGAACTAAATCAGCATAAGGTGTCATTTTAGAAACTAAAGAGTCTATTTTGCCTTTATATATTCTAGGAGCGGCCACTACGTAATTCATTAATACTTTATTAGTATTTGAATGTGGTCTTACCATATTAGTTGCTTTTTTCCATTTCAAAAGCTTATTAGCACCTAGTATATAAACTCCCTCATATATAACCTCTTGCGCTCTCGCCACTCTTTCAAACCTTGTTCTCTTATCCTTTGGTGGATCAAAAGAATCGTCTTTTTCTATTGCTTTTTCAGCGCCTGAAGATATTTCTTTTATTTTATAAACATTTTTTTCCCATGTTTTCCAGTTAAAATAAAGAACCGTTGCTATATTATTATCATAACTTTGGTTGCCTTCTGCGTTATAATTTATATTATAATTTTGATAGCCATTACTTTTTTTAGCAAGGTTTCCAATTTCTTCATTTGATAGTTGAGGAAATTGTTTTTTAAGCTCGTTTATTTTTATTGTTTTTACTTCTCCAAAATAATAACAATCTGAAAAATAAGGGTCCTCTGTGTAAGACCATATTAAATTTGCAGGGTCAACGTAGTCTAATTTTATACCATCTGTATTATTAAAAGAATGCTTTACAGCTCCAATTCCTAACACAGTTATATCATAATCAACCCTGGGTTTTATGTAATCATATTTATTTTGATTAAATATATTGTCTATAGCCTGTTCTTCAGCTATTTCAATGCCTTGCTTGTAATTAAGTTGCATAAATAGATCTAACTCTTCTGTTGACCCAGGTAGTTTTTCTTTCTCTATATTTCTTACGTTAGCCCCCAATTGCTGTTCAATTAAATCTAACATAGAATTAGTATTCATGTCTCTTTGAATACCCTCTACATACTGAGTTCTTTGGCCAGTGGATATAGGGTCTTCGCCTACAGCTCTTACATTGTACAATCTATCTTGCATGCCATTAACTACGATATCAACAAATTTAGGTATAATAGGTACAGGCTTCCAATCTAAATTAAGGTATGACAAGTCTCCATTAATTGCAAATTCATCTTTATATTTTCTAATAGATTGTTCACCCCTGGCATACAATCTTAATCTATGAAAATTATCTTTAAGCTCGTAATATTTGCCTTGGCTACCATTACCGCTATTAAACCACTCTTGTTCTATAGCCGTGGCTACCGCCGTACCGTATTCAACACTTTTTTTCTCAGAATCAGAAACAGCCTGACTAGGAAATTGAGAATACTTATTTTTTATTTTTGCCATATTTATTTAATTAGCGTGCTTTGATCGCCTTCATTCTTATATTTAGAGAATGAAAAATTTAGTTTTTTTGTTAT